CTGACGGCAGGACTACTGGGATCGCGGGCCAGGTTGCAGGGCGTACCCATTCGTCGATGAGCTGGGTTGTGCTGGTGCCGCCACCGCCAACATCAACGAAAACGCCGTTTTCCTTTATCTTTAGTCCCATTATGCGCCACTGGTGGGGAAATAAATATCGCCATCTATGGCGTTAATCGGCTCTACTGTGCCCTTCCAGTAGACAATTACCGCCCCTGCTGGGCGTGCTGTGCTGGCGTTAGACCCGTGGGCGACAGCGGTGACGGCGCTTTGAGCGTTCCCGACAATCTTCTGTAGTGCCTGCAGGATTGAATCTGAAGCGCTGACCGTGCCAGCCCCTGCGGTAAAACCGGTGATGGGTGTTGCTCGAACCTGCGCCTCGGTGAATCCATCCGTGATGCCATAGCCGGCCAGGGTCGTGGGCTTGTCGCTGATCCCCGCCCCGAACGGCAGCCCCGTGGCGTTGGTCAGCGTGAGACTGGAGGGGGTGCCGCCTGCGCTGTTGAGCAGCACCGGGGCCCCTGGCGATCCTGCATTGATCGCTAGGGCTGTGGCGATGCCAGTTCCTAGGCCAGTGATGCCGGTGCCAAGGGGCAGGCCGGTGCAGTTGGTGAGGACCCCAGCGCTGGGGGTGCCAACATCTCCGCCCTGAAAAAACAGCAGCCCGGCGCCAGTCTCGTCAGAGATCACGCCGCGCAACTGCGCTGAGGTGGTGGCCGCAAACTGGCTCAGCGGGTTGGTCGTCAGCGCATCGCCTCCGCTCCCGCCGCCCCCTCCGCCCCCGCCGCCAGTAACGGTGATCGTTTGGTTTGGCCAGGTGCCGGTGATGCTGACGTGGGTGCCTGCGATCAGCCCCGGAGCGGCGGTCCCGGTGCCACCATTGGCTACCGGCAGGAGGCCCGTAACCCCGGTGTTCAGCGGCAGGCCGGTGGCGTTGGGCAGGGCAATGGCTGATGGGGTACCGCCCTCGCCGCCCAGGATCACTGGGGCCCCAACGGTGCCGACGTTGATTCCCAGGGCTGTGGGTATTCCGGTCCCTAGGCCAGAAATCGTGCTAAGCCCTTGCGTACCGGTGTGGTTGGATCGATCGCGGAGCTGTGCGTCCGTGGCGTTGGCCGTGGCGCCGGCTGCGATCCCATCGAGCTTGGCCTTAAATTCCGACGCGACCCACCATGCAGCGATGCTCTGGAACACCCGCAGCGGGTTGTAGGCCACCCTGGTTGTGCTGGTGCCTGCCTCGGCCGTGGCCTGGCTGACGGTGGCGGCGCTCCATTCGCGGGAGTCGGTCAGCCGTATATCACCTTCCTGGACCGCTGTGCCGGCCAGCTCCGCCCCTGCCGTCCATGTCGCCTGGATCGCGTTGCTCGGCAGGCTGAACCCTGACGGCAGGCCCAGTGTGAGGGTGACGCTACCGCCAGTGTTGGCGCTGCTGGTGCTCCAGCCGCTGGGAGGGGTCAGGGCCACGAGCTGCACCGCCCCTTCAGCCTTGGCCCGGGTGCCTGGCGCCAGCAGGCCGGCCAGGGTTTCGGTTGCCAGGGGAACCGTTGCGTCGTTCCCGGTCGAGGAGGCAATTGTCAGCCCCTCGGCCGTGCGGTTGATGACCGACAGGTTGGTGGGGTCGCCGGGGCCGCCTGGGGTGCTGCCGTTATACGCCAGGGCATTCCAGGCGGTTACGCCATCGCCGATTTTTAGCTTGCGCGTATCCGTCTCAAGCCCCCATTCGCCGCTGAGCAACACCGGGTTGACCGCAGTCCAGTTGGCTGCTGTATCGCGCCTTTGTACTTGACGTGTAAAAACTACTTGGGTAGTCATGCGCCACCCCCATCGTAAATATATTCAATCACTGTTGGCGCTGGTGGGACCGGCGCCAACGCCGCGCCGCCATCCAGGATTACTACCGTCTCTTCTGGGGCGTCAACCTTAGCTAGCCTCACCATGCTCCAGCTCAGCGCCCTGGGCTCGCTACCGGGCAGTGGCTCTGGCGGCCTTGTTGCCTTAAATGCAATGCCATCAACTACAAGAGAATGGTTATAGTCAAGATGGCCAAATTCTGCGGTTTTAATCTTTAGCAGCCATGGAATAATTTCCACTCCATCATCAAAAACCAGCTCTTTGTTTTCCTCCAAAAAACCACGGCCAGTAACGGCGCCAGCAATTACGCTGACGCCGCCCATGGAATCCAGGGCTACCTTGTCAGCCTTAGCCGATAGGGTTGCCCAGGACATTAGACAGTCACCGAGTTCAGGCGAACATTTGCCGTGGCGTCCCCATCCGCGCAAGCATTTGCAAAAAACCCGATCAGCTTATTGGTGCTTGCAACTGCGGTCACCAGTTTGGTGCTGGTAACAAAATAGGCCTTAGCCCCTTGCGCGCCACCAGTGTTGGCGCCAGTAGCTTTCGCAAGCCGCCAAACGCCTTCCAACTCGAAGGTGCCTTCTTCGCCAAGGGCCAGGACGGCCTTGCCTTCGCCTCCTGACCACACCCCAAACGTATCGCCAATCAAAGCGCCAGCCTGGGGGGCCACGTCATAAGGCGCAAAAAGCGGAAGTCGCTTGCCCTCTTGAATCCATCCATCGTTAGACATTTGTCAATCCTCAAAGGTGAATAAAAAGAAAAATCAAACGCCGGTAGAGCGGTAGAAGCCGCGCCAATCGGCGATCGTGACGTAGAAGTCGTGGCGTACCAGCATTTCCACGCCATCAGGGTTGCGCTTCTCGGTGGTGGTAATTGTGGGCCCACCTTCGCCGACCAGATAACCAAACTGAATCATGTCAATCCGGCTGGGGTTGGCGGCTAGATACCACATAGCAGTGGAATCATCAGAAAGGCGAGCTTCGCTGATTACCTGCATTGATCCGGCAAACGGGTTGACGGCAGACAAAGCATTAGGCGCGTACTGGGGCAAAAGAGCCGAAGATACAACCTGAGATGCAGCAGTATCCAGCTCAGGCGGCACAATCAAATAGGCAGGTGTCAGGTTTAGATGGGTTTTAGTTTCGTTAGCTTGAGCTGGGGCTGTTTGCTTTTTCAGTTTGACTTTGCCGGCATCAAGCCCGGCAATACCAATAGCGCCAGTACCAGTGTTGCTATGATCGGCATGAAACAACGCCCTACCGTCAAGGCTGACGGTGGCGCCCAAGCTGCCCTCAGTAAGCAGTGCCCAGGTCAAATTAGATTCAAGCAACGAACAGCCCGCACCCAGCTTCGGGGCGATGCGGCTCAAAGCAGATAAATCATCATTGATAAGCATTCGCCGGCTAATGCATACGCTTTTGCCGTATTCGCTGAGCTGATAGGTAGTCTTGCCATCGGTAAAAGTGCCTGATTTGTATTCACCATTCTCTAGTATTTTTTCGGGTACAATAGTGGCATTCAACTGCACGCCAAAATTAGGCTTAAAGTCTTTGTTGTCTGACTGATTGGCCAATACTCGCCAGGTTTGCACCTCTTCGTCATATCCTCTTAACAGTGTTTTATTAGCACTATCCATAAGAACATTCTGAAGATCAGAAGTCGTATGAAATGCTCGGTCGATTAGCTCGTTAACGCCCATCATCCGCACGTCAACACGGCTAAAACCACGCATGGTTTCAAGGTATTCCTTGGCCATATCAATAACGCTTAGCCGGGCGTATTGGCGACCTAAGTCGGTCGGGGTCTTCACCGCCTTGCATCGAGCGTCAATACCTTCCTGCAGGCCGCGTAGGAAAGTGTCGCCCGCGTCGCGGGTTACCTCAATCCTGGCGGGATGCCCGGCGCCGGCGGGGGCCTTCGCCTCAATCGCAAGGCGAGCAGCTCGCACCACCTCCGTCATAATGCCAGGCAGGTCTTTCCCCGCAGTGGATCGAATCAGTTCTTGCACGGCAGCTTCGGGGAGATCCGCAGCGCCAGCGGCCCGGCGAATGTGCAGCTCTCGGGCAACCTCGTCAGGGGCAGGATCGAAACCTTGAACAGCAGCAGGAGCGGTGACAACAGCCGGTTGTGTCGCGGCGGTATCAATTGGAGCAGTGGCCGCCGGGTCGCCCCCGGCCTTTTCAGTTGCAGTAGACATCGGGGGGTCCGCAAGGGTTGATTCTGTTATTGCATCCACCGAGCGCATGACGCTCGCCGGATCCTGACCGGCAATCACCAGCGAAACAGCAACCGGCTCCCAATCGATTGCTCGATCAAGTGGTTGATCTGCGCTGGCACGCTGCCATCTGTAGATCCGCGCATCAACAGAAAAACGCGCAGATCCATTCCTGAGGCGGGGAATGGCAACCGCCATGGCCTCATCGGGGCCATCTACCTGCACCGTGCCGACTAGGGCATTGCTACCATCCTCGGCGCGGCCCAGGTCCATCGCCGTGATCGCTCCCCAGCACGAGGCAGAAGTGCGCTGGTGGTCGATGTCCATCGGCAGCGGACGCCCTGGCCAACGAATGGCCGAACGTTCATGCACCAGCTGAACACCGTCGCCCACATCGGCGTCAGTTGAAATGACCACTGTGGCGGTCCGGTTCTGTTCATCCCAAGAAGATGGGGCGACAAGGGCCATTCGCTGGCAGGTTTGACTTTCTGTTGCCAGTGTCACCGCTGCTGTGGTCATGGGTTCGGGCATCATTCTATACTATCAAATCCGAAGTTTCGCTCGCTGGCGGTGTAGTCGGCTGGGGAGTGTTGGAAACCTGCAGGCCGCCGCTGTCGTTTGTCTGGCTGGCGTCCACCGTCAGCACCAACCCATGGACTTCTCTGGCGTCTTTGAGGTCCTTAGCAAGCTCGGCAAGCACCTGCTGAGGGACATAGCCCAACGACCGCTGAACCTCGGACAGGCTCAGGATGCCGGCCCTGATCGCAATGACCAGCGCCTTGGTCTCCTCAGGCGGGTTGATCATCTCCCGCCTCGGAGGCGTCCAGACCATCCGACCGTTTACCCGGTTGGCCATGCCGGCCATTTGCACGGCAGCAGCAAGCCGCCTAGAAACTGGCTCCAGGAACTGCGGAATCATGATGTTCCAGCGCCAGTGTCCGATGTTTCGGTGGAACTCAATCCACCCCATCCGGCCGCTTGAGAAATTGACATCAGACAGAATCCCAGTCAAGGATTCAAACGTGATGCCGTAACCAGCTGCTACTGAATGCAGATGGTGCCGTTGCAGCTCTATGAAATTACCAGCCTCTGGGGGCTTGCTAAATTCGATTGATTTTCCTGGGGGCAATACTTCAATTGCGCCAGGCTCTATTTTTTCAAAAAGGGTTGCAATTGCACTATCTGGATTCCTGGGATCAACGGAAGGAGCGACAACATTGTCAGGGTCTGAATCTGTAATAAATGCAGTAAAACAACAGGCCAGCTTGTCCAGCAACATACGCGCCTGGGCATGATCACCAATATCCCGCAACGTGAGCAGCGACGAGGCGCCCCATGGAACACCAGTGGCCTGGCCAGGGCGCCGCACATCGTAGACGTGGCAAATCTCAGAAGCTGGGATTTCATCAGACCCTAGCTGCGATTGCCTCCAGTCGCTTTCGCCTGGATGATTCTTTCTGATAAAATAGCTTTCTAACTTGCCATCATCATTGTATTTCTTGCCAAAAATAATACTAGAGCCGTTATCTTTTGACATATCCAACCAGTCTGGCTCTAGTACCTGCAAGGTGAGTGGGGGAAGACCTTGCTTAATTAGGCGTTCATCAATGCGAAAACGAATCAGGCAACTGCCACGAACTGCAACCGTGCGACCAACTAAAGATTGCAGTCCGTAAAAGTTTAATTTTTCATAAAAATCACAAAGCGGTGATTCTGCCCAATCTTTGTAAATTTGCGAATATCTTTTATTTTTATTAACTGGTTCTCCTATAATACCTTCTCCGATCCAGTTAGTTACAATTACCTTAATAGCCTTGTCTGCCCACGCATCGGAGTCTACTTGATCCTGATGCCTTGATACAATCCGCTGCAATACTTGGCGAAGATCAGAATTGGGGCCTCGGCTTTGCTCATACCACCCATCGGTTCGACGCGACTGCTTACCTGCTTCCCACGCTCTGAGATTGGCTTTATACAGCTCAGACTGTGCAACTTTTAATTGATTCTCCAACTGCGCTTTTGTGCGTTTTCCCATACTTAGGCTCTTTGGAAAGTCTGGTAAATCCGACGTACCGGCCTAGTCTGGCTGTTGGCTTCCACCTCGGCAGCCATAATCCTTTCCTGTTGCTGCATCTCGGCAAGCGAGCGAAACGTCATCTCTCGGCCGTCGCTAAACCGGGTCTTCAAAACCCCGCTAGCCATTGAGGCTCGCAGTTCCGCTAGTTGCTCTGCTGTGTAGCTCATGTCGCCATTATACCTGCTACCAGAAGCTGCTGGTCTTGCGTCGGATCGGTGCCGGCGCTGCCCCTCCCCCTCCCGTCCCCGGCGCCTGGGTGCCCAAGCTGCGGGCGAGTTGGGCCCACATGGTGCCCTTGGCATAGCGACGGGACACCAGCAGCATCGCTGCATAGGCCATCCTAGTGCAGTCGCCGCCTTCGTCGTTGCACCCTGGGGGCTTGATCCAGTGGTATTCGGTGCGGGCCCGGT